GAACCACCTCTGTTCTTTGTCGGCTGATATTAAATAATTGTGTGAATTTTAATACCCTATACAATTTATTAGTTGAAGCAAATGGTGATCCGTTAAAATATGTTGCAAGAGGGCCAGCTGGTTTCTCTGGTAACACAGGTATTGACAATCCACAAAAATTTACTCCTACTGATAAAGGTCCTGGAGATAAAGGTATTTATATTGCAGCAGATGCTCGTAGATTAATATCAATGGCATTTAGTGTTACTCTAGCTGATACAAAAGCAGGTAGCCAGTTAAAAGATTTAGTTGAAGAAATAGGCAGCGTTTTATTTGAATTTAAGAATAGCAAACAAGAAGCTCAATCAGCAAGAAAACAATGGGAGAGAATACCTAATGAAGATTCTGATTTAGTGTTTGATCTTAAAGAAAGAGAAAAAGAGTATCTTGCAATTGCAACCAAAGCAAAAGAAAGAATAGACAAATTAGAGCCATTCTTTTTTAAGAAACTACAAGAGTTAATAAAAGACGGGGCAACTAATTTTGTAAAGGTTATGCAAAGTAAGCCTACTCGCAAAATATCATCATTAAGTGATTTAGATGATGCTGTTAAAGTAATGGGTGAGGATAAAGTTAAAGTGGTTAATTTTCTAAAAGATATATATCGGGGTGAGAAAGAGTTCTTACCATTGTCAAAGTATATTACTTCACAAAAAGAAGAAGGACAAGACCCCTTACCTAGTCTTATAACAATGTATAAATCGGTTGCTGATACAATGTCTCGTAAAGGACTAGTTAGCAATCCAGAAAAGGTATTTGACTTTTTAGCAGGTACAGGTTCTAAAGTAAGGTCAATTGTTGAACCAACAAAAGGTAGAGTTGCTATGAAAAAGAAAGACCCAGCGTTAATGAAAGTAATTGCGCTTATTAAACAAGGTAAATTTGATGAGGCAAAATCAGCTACTAACTCAACACAATTACCAAATGATAAGAAAGCTGAATTAATGATGAATATAGAAAAACTTAAGTCCGGTAAGATGACTGAAGCTGATGTTATTAGACCGTTATATCAAGTATAATAATGACTCATGGATTCAAACAAGGTATTTTTAAACCCCAAAATAGTGCTAAGTATCTAGGATCAACCTACCCAATGTACCGGTCAGGGTGGGAATTAAAATTTTTTAGATGGGCTGATTTAAATGAAAATATTTTATGTTGGGGTAGTGAGACTATAATCATACCATATATTAATCCTTTAGATAATAAAGTACATAGATATTTTGTTGATAACTATATTGTTTTTAAAGATAAAGCTGGCAATAAACAAAAGTTCTTAATTGAGATAAAACCTAGTAAGCAGGTAAGCAGACCAGTAAGTTCAAATAAAAAGAAGCACTCAACTATAGTATATGAACAAACGACTTGGATAACAAACCAAGCTAAATGGGATGCAGCTAAAAGATGGGCAGATAAGAAAGGCTGTCAATTTATCATATTGACAGAAAAAGAGCTGGGCATCCGTTGATTAGACATAAAAAACTATAAATAATTAGTATATATGAGTTTTAAACTTATTGTAGAAACGCCAGCAGACAATAACGAATTCGAATACATCGTAGAAGAGAAGAACGCTAATGAGCCAAGAAACTTCTACATCAAAGGGCCATATATGATGGCTGAGGGAGCTAATAGAAATAAGAGAATCTATTCACTCCATGAAATGCAAACCGAAGTTACTCGCTATACAAATGAAATGATCAAGACTGGTAGAGCGATGGGCGAGTTAAATCACCCAACAACAGCAGATGTTGATCTTGGTAGAGCTTGCCATCTTGTAACTGAATTTACTCAAGAAGGTAATGTGTTCTATGGTAAGAGTAAAGTGCTATCAACTCCAACAGGCTTAATCGTACGTTCATTAATAAATGACGGTGTTAAGGTTGGTATGAGCACGAGAGGGTTAGGTCAGCTAGTATCTGAATCAAGCGGGCTAAATAGAGTTAAAGACTTTAGGTTAGTTGCTGTCGATTGTGTAGCAGATCCAAGCTTTTCTAAAGCTTTTGTTAATGGAATTCTAGAAAGTAAGCAATATGTATTAACGAAAGACGGATCATTTGAAGAGCTGTACGATAGCTTTGAAACCAGCATAAGTACATTACCACGGAATAATAAGGATGCTTATTTACGTAAAATGGTTATAGACTTTATAAGTAAATTATAATATTTTAATATGAAAGAACAAGTAAAAAAATTTGTTACCGCTATAGTTAATACTAACTATAAGCTTGCTAATGATCAATTAAAATTAGTAATTGATAAGAAAATCAAACAGCAGATCATAAATAATAATAGGAACCTTTTTTAAATATGGAAACACTAAAAAATTTATCAGATGAATCGTTAACAGAAATTCAAAATGCTGTTGAAACTAAAGTAAAAGAAAAAGTTCAAATACATGTCGAGAAGGCATTACTTGAACAAGATGAGTTATATAGCAATAAGCTTACCCAGCTCCTTAGCGCCATTGATAAAGATCATTCTAAGAAATTAGAAAAAGTTGTTGAAGCTATCGATAATGATCGTGCATCAAAACTTAAATTAGTCGTTAACAAATACGAAACCGCATTAAATGAAGATGCAACCAATTTTAAATCACAATTAGTAGAATCTATTAGTGATTACTTAGACGCATACATTGCAGAAGTAATTCCAACAGCTGATATTCAAGAAGCTGTTCGTAATAAGAAAGCAATTAATGTATTACAAAGTCTAAGAAACCATTTAGCCGTCGATGCTGCTCTTCAACAAGAGAGTATTAAAGAAGCAATTCTTGATGGCAAATCGCAAATAAATGAAGCTTCCAGTAAGCTTGAGTCTGTCGTTTCTGAAAACGCAAAATTACATAATGAAGTTAATAAGTTACAAGCTAACCTATTAATCGAACAACGTACTGCTGCGCTTGACGAACAACAAAAAAATTATATTAAGAAAGTATTTACTAATAAGTCTCCTGACTTTATTAAAGAAAACTTCGAATATACTTTAAAGTTGTTTAACAAGAAGACGAATGACAGGCTTGAGACTTTAAAGGAAGAAGCTTTAAGCGATAGTTCTAATGTTGATAGAGTCGTTCTTGAACAGAACGAAGTCATTGAAGAATCAACAAGCACATCGCCTTACTTACAAGAATTAAGTAAGTACTAAGCAATTTTTAAAAGGTTTCTCCTGAGTTACCTGGCTGCTGTTTAACAGCACCTTGGGATCGAAATAAATTTAGATTAAAAAGGAAATAACAAACTATGAAATCAATTAGACCTACACAGGCTTATATTGACGAATCAAGAGCAGCAGCTCTTTTAGAAAAATGGGCACCAGTGCTCGATTATACTTCTAAAAGTGTTGCTCCAATCGAAGATGATCATACCCGTTTAAATACAGCAATGCTTCTTGAGAACCAAGAACAATGGTGTATTCGTGAAGCAGGTCCTAACTATGCCCCATCATCTGCCGGTATCAACCGTGCAGGTAATCCAGGTGCAGTTGGTAATGCAGCTTCAATGTACGCGGGTACGCAAGTCGGTGGTACACAAGGTACAGATACCTATGCTACTGGCGACTTCCGTCTTCCAAAGATTTTGATTCCAATGATTAGACGTACTTTTCCCGAGTTAATCACAAACGAGATCGTTGGTGTTCAACCAATGGCAGGTCCAGTCGGTTTAGCATTTGCTCTCCGCTATCGTTATACAGGTCAAACACTTGGCCAGAACGATGGAGCAGGTTCGACAACCCCAGCTCCAGGGTCCCCTATCGGGACTTCTGCGAACTTAGAAGCTGGTTACCAATACCTACAAACATCTTATACCGGCACTTCCGCTGGCTACCTTTCAGGTGGTACAGGAAATGGCGGTACAAGTACAGGCCCATACAGCACACTCACTCAGTGGATTACCACAGGTAACACTGATCAAGGTGTAGCAGCTCTCTTACAAAACTTCGAATTAACGAACGCAATTCCTACATTTGAAGTAACATTTGAAAAGACAGCAGTAGAAGCAGGTACAAGACGTTTAGGTGCCAAATGGTCAGTTGAACTAGAACAAGACTTAAAGAACATGAATGGTATCGATATCGATACTGAATTAACAAATGC